AGATGTTGATTATATTTTAGACGGAAATCATAGGTTGCAAAAAGCTTATGATTTAAGTAAAAATAATAAAAAATATGAAAATATTAAAGTTAGCGTATTAGATTTGGATGATCCAAGAATTCCTGAAGAATTTGTAAGCATGTTTTGATTTGACTCGAGCTGGGTGTCTCTTGGGTCGCGACGTTTGTTTTAGATGAACTTTATTTTGTGATTTGATTGAATATATAGATTTGTATAGAAAATTAAACTGGAATTAACGTATGAATCGAAAAGATACAAAATTATTGGTTGATAGAATACGATTGGCCGCACATATATAAAATATTTTTTAATATTTGTGTGAAAGAACAAGTCTGAATGTATTGTGTATAGAGAGAAACGTGTGTTAAATAGTTTTCAGTGTGCAAAACTGTTTTTCTGGATTTTGTGAAAAAACTTCGGGAGAAATTTCGGAAAGCTTTTTGATATATAAAATAAAAAATTTTCGAGCGAGAAAAATCTTGGTAAACTTTATATAATTAAACGTATTAAACAAGCGAGATTTAAAATGAAAAGAAATGAATATAGGTTATTAGTTGAAAGTTGGCGTGAAGTTTTAAAAGAAGATGATTCGAAAGAAGATGATTCGAAAGAAGATGACTTATATGCGCCTATAGAAGAGCCTGACCAGTTAGATAGAGGTCTGGATTATGTAGAATCTCAAATAGATTACTTTAAAAAGTCGGATACTGAAAAGGAATTGATGTTGCAAAGATTTTGTGATATGTTTGGAGTGTCAAGAGAAGAGATTGAGGCATTTTTGGAGAATGTATTATTTGATGCAGGACATAATGTGGAAGGAAAAGAATTCGATTCAGAGCAGACACCTGATGATATGCCTTTGGACGATGATTTAGATGGTTATGATGGGTAGAGTTTTGGTCGAGCTGGGTATCTCTTGAGTCACGACGTTTACTTCTGGTTGTTTTAATTTTGTATTTTGATATTATATATAGATTATAGTATAAAGATAAGAGAATTATGAATTACGATTTATTAAAAAGTTATATTGTATCGAGTCTTAATGAAGTAAGAGGCGATTTGGCAAGAGACGATAATTTTATTAAAGAGTTATGTTCAATTGCAGGTTTGATGTTTTACAAAAGTTATATTAGTAACATAGAAGAAACAACAGTAAATTATGAGTATAAAAGAGATCCTAATGCGGAAAAGAGTCATTTAAGACCGATTGATTGGAAAAGACATAAACATATTAAAACAATAAAAAAGTGTATTGATGAAGCTTTGGAAGAAAGTAAAGAAAAATTAACTAGTTTAAATAGTGAAAATATATTTTCTATTGATGATACAAGCAATGAACATTATAGGTTATTCAGAGACAACATACCTTATGATGAGTATCATACCATTACAAATACAAGTAATAACAAAAGGTTTAGTATATTAATTTACGATACTGAAAGTTTGCCTTTTATAGAAAAAGGAACTAAAGGAAAAATAAAAAGATATGATTCAAAAAGAGAGGATCTTTTTGGAAAGCAAGATATTAAGATTCATAAATATCTTGCTTTGTCATTTATTAGTTCTGGCGGGTCAAGCAAAGAGGAGCGTAAAATGTTTGACTCGAATTCAACCGCGACTTATAGTCCACTTTATAGAAAAAGGTTTTTAAACAAACCTGAGTCTATCTTTGTAAGCAGTGTAAGATTGTTTTTTAATAATAAACATAATAGAAAATCATTTAAAGAATATATTGACACTCTAATTGGACTAACTTATACACATAGTAAAATGTGGGATCATGAGTTGATTAAAAAATATATTTTAGACATAGTTTCAAGTAAAGAAAGTAATTCTTCCTTAGAAGCGATAAGAAATGATCTTAGTCATGAAATAGTTCATATGAAACAATACTTAAATAGTTTTAAAATAACAAAATATGATAAAAGATTTTTAGGTACGCATAGAAGATATGGTTTACCAGAAGTTCCTTTTAAAAAGAAAATGTATAAAGATGAAAGTGAAGGAAATTACTGGAGCGTTGGTTCAAGAAACCCACATAGAAATTCTGTAAGACATGAGATGCAACCTATTGAATTTTATGCAAGACTTTCAGACGAGTGGGAAAATTTGAAAAAAAGAATTAACCCGAAATTTAAATATAATTTAATTTTTAATATTAATAAACAAAAAATTGTATCATTAGAGGAAAGTGTTAATAAAGAAATAAATGAAATAATATTAGATTATAGAGAAGATTCATATTGGCTTAAGCATTTATTTAGCAGTGCAAGAAAACATTCTAAAAAAGCAAAAACTTATTATAAGAAAGCAATTCAAGAATTATACAAGTTATCAATTGAACATGTAAATAAAGTTGAAAAAGAATTAATTGATCTATACAGTAAAAACAAAGAAAAAGTTTTGTCAGATATTGAAAATAAAAAATATCATCATAGAGCTTTTTATATAACAAAAAATTACTTAGAAAAAATAAACAAAGTAGAACATTATTCTGAGGTAGAGGATTCAGATAGAATTTATTACCATAATATTAATAAAGATTCTGAAAATAAAAATAAAAAAGCAAAAGATTCTTATGAATATTCAAGTATAATAGAGTGGACAAAGGAAGATGTTGAAAATGCTGCTAATAGTAAAGAACATAATTTATCTAAAATTATAGATGATGATGATTGCAGTGTCTGGTGGTTAGATGAAATGGAAGGAATTATTCCTGAGATTATATACATGTTGGACGAAGATTATTTGGCAGAGCATGCAAAAGAATTATTAATTGTAATTAGAGAATTAATTATAAAAAAAGATTTGATTACACACAATGAAGATAAAAATAAACTAAAAATTAAAGATTATATTAAAGACGAATATCCTGATGTTTTCCAGATATTGGCTTTGCCGACAGCTAATTAAAGATATTTAGTTATAATATAGAATTAAACGAGAGTTAACGTATGTTATTAGAAGTGTATATAAAAGATTTCTTGTTAGAAATTATGAATTCTAGTGATGGGTCTGAAATTGGCGTTATTGGTGAGAAGTTAGATAAAGTGAGTAAGGATTTAAGAGCTCATTTAGAAAGTGATGATTATAGTGGGGGTATAGAAGATTTGCCTCATTATATTTATGGGGAGTTAGAGAATGTTGCATATAGTAATAAGCCGAGGATTGAGCTTTTAGATTCGGGTGCTTTTAGGAGTGGGTTTTCTATAAGCGGGAAGCTTTGGGTTTTAAAGATAGCAATGAACCCGATGGGCGCTGAAACTAATGGTAAAGAGATAAAAATGTGTTTGGCTAAGGAACATAGTGGTGCAGCTTCAGATATATTTATTAAAGTTTTTGGGTATGATAGAGTCAATGAAAAGCCTTATTGGTATATTTGTGAAAAAGTTAGACCTTTGAGTGACATTGAAGATATAACAATATTGAAGAACGTTTTTCCTACGTTTTGGAACGTGTTAGATCATGGTGACAAAAATAGAGCAAAGAGTTCAGCAAAGAGTTTTAAAGAGTTTGTAGTTAGTACTATAATGATGTGTGTTTATATGACAAGGCTTCCTGAAATGAGGAGAAAGACATATCGTAAAGATGATGAAGAAAAGTATAGAGAGATGTTGATGTTTAACAGGAATTCTCCAGAAAGTCAAGGTAAAGAAGTTGCTAGTGACAAATTAAAAAAAGTTACTAGTAATTTTGATAATTCTGGTAAGTTAGATAGAATATTGCCAAAAATAAGTAATGTGATGTTTCATGATGCTGCTAGTAATTTTGCAAATGTTAAAGATATAGAAGATGTAATGTTTTATGAAGATTTTAAAAGATTATCAGCTGCTTTTGGTTATATTAGTACAAGTGATATGCATGACGATAACTTTGGAGTAAAGATTGTTGACAATCCTAGTCCAAGTGATATTGTTATATTAGATTTTGATATTATATAGATTTAGATTTTAAAGGAATTGTATAAATGAAAATAACAGAAAATGATCTTAGGATCCTGATTAGAGAAGTATTAGCGTTTAGTGTAAAGGGTAAAGTGATGAGAAAAAATCCTACATTTTGGGGAACCGCAGGTGCAGGTATTCTTTTTGTGTGTGAAGAAGATAATACCGTTTTCCTAATGCACAGATCGAGAGATGTGGAACAGCCAGGCACATGGGGTATTCCTGGAGGTTCTGTAAAAGGTGAGGGTTTTTATGACTCTGGAATGAGTGCTGAAAGACCCACCGACGCTACTTTTTGGAAAGGTGCAAAAAAAGAAACCAAAGAAGAATGTGGAGACTTACCCAACATGTCAAAGTCGGACATCATTGGATATATCGACTTTGTTTCGGGCAGCTTCATTTATCGAAACTTTATTGTGAGTTTGTCTCTTGAAGAAAAATTAGAATGGACATCTACAATTGAACTCAACTGGGAGAATGACACTTATGAGTGGATTTCTTTTGACGATGTAGATTCGTATAATCTGCACTTTGGTGTAGTCTATGTTTTAGATAACGATACCAATTTCCAAGATGCTTCTCAGTTAGATATCTGAGTCCACAAGTTCACTGAGTTGATATGTTATATTAGATTTTGATATTATATAGATTTAGATTTTAAAGTGAGTTGATTTATGATATTAACTATCATATTACATGTTTTTGTATAATTGAGTACACTTTAATCAAATTTAATATAAAGTATATGTATATATAAATTAATATTTATAAAGGAATTGTATAAATGAAAATAACAGAAAATGATCTTAGGATCCTGATTAGAGAAGTATTAAATGAAGTTGGTTCTGATTCTATTCACGTGTATAACAAGACTTCAAAGAGAATAAAAATAGGAGACATTTTTGAAGGTGATCCTATTAAAATTGGTGGTCAAGATATTCAAGATAATCAATACTATAAAGTTATAGGTGAAGATGTTCATGAAGAAATTAAAGGGTCACGTTCAACTACATTTAATGTTATTTTAGGTGTAATAGACGATGAAAATAATATGTCTGGTGAAGTGTATTACTTCAAGCCAGAAAGTATCTCTAAAATAGAAGATTAAATTAATAACCTTAATAACTATATTGGAATATATTCTGAAGTAGTGAACTATATCGAAGATTTAGAAAAAGATTTAGGTTATAATATTTTGAGCATAGCTCTGTGATGTTTTAAACATTATTTAGTTTATTTATAGTTTTATGTATTCTTATCATTTCATCTTCATCGAAACAATTTCTATTGATAGCTTCTTGGAGACATCTAATAAGAATGTTTATACAAGTTAATTGTGTTTGTGTTATTGAGTAATGCATGATATTTATCATATAAGAGTTTTAGTGAGTTTACAATGTTTAAGAAAATAATGTTATGTGTTGTATTTTTTGTTGCATCTGCAGTTTCTTGTAGTAGAACGTATAAGAAGATTGATGAGTCAAAGTCTGAGTGTGAGCAGATTTTGAATGTAGTAACTGATTGTATGGGATTACATCGTGGTGCATTTGATCATATTGCTAATTGTGGTGATGCGTCAATAGAAAGAATAAAACAGTTAAGAAATTGTGATGATATATTAAATTATTTAGAAAATGATTAATATATTAGCTTAGAATTCAAGGATTAAATAAATGAAAAGATCAGAGTATAGAGAAATTTATTTTGCTTTTAACAATTATCTTCAAAAAAGTGAGCAACAATTATTAAGAGAAGATTTAATTTATGAAAATTTAATTTTAAATGAAGGTCTTAGAGATCTGGCTGATAAATTTGGTAGAGAAGGAATATTATGGTTGACCTTAACTTCTTCAATAAATATGTTTGGGTTAAAAGCAACTGCTCAAACTTTTAATGCGTCTGAAGAACAGGTCGAGAGTATTACAGAAAATCCGCCTCCAGGTGTAGAAAATGCTACAAAAGCAGATAAGTTTGTTATAAGTCAGAGTATGGAAAACATGTCTAAAACAGAAAAATTTGACGAAGTATTGACATTAGATGACTTTGATTTTAAGAAAGAAAATATTGAAGATTTTGAAAATGAGTTAGCAGCATCAGATTTTGTTACAACTGGTGATATGCCTGTAGAAAACATGAGCGGAATTTTTATCAAAGAAACTTTTAAGTCTAATGATCAAAATAAAAAAATAATACAAGCTATTATTAAAAAAGGAATGGAAATATATGAAAGTGGAAAGTCTAATCGAGTATTCTATATTAAAGTTAATAATTTAAAATATGCAATTGCAGTTAACCCAAATATTAGTAATAGTAATAGTACTTCTTTAGTTAGTAAATCTGCAACAAATATTACAGAATCTATATTAAAACATACTTTGCCCAACATAACGGCTGGTGATGATGAATCAAAAGAAAAATTTAAGCAATGTCGTTTAACATTTCATGATACTCTCAACAACATCATATTTGAAGATTTAATAAAAAATACAAATTCTGCGATTGCAAGTTATTTTGATGCAAATGTTTATAGAAATATTTTTAATAGATGCTTTTTTAAAGAAGCTGAAAAAATAAAAAGTGTAAAATTTAGCATTAATGAAGGAGACTTAGCAGGAATAATAACATTAAGATGGATATTTTTTCAAGATCATTTAGATAGTTTAAAAGCCTTAAATCCTGAGTGGCAACATGTTTCTAAAGAAATGATGTCTGAATTTCTTGTGCACGAACTTGGTCACTTATTAAGTGATCAAAGTGGTAGTAACATAATGGCTAAACATGAAATAAGTGAGCTTTATAATGGTATTTCATTAAAAAGGTTTAGAGTTAAAGATGTTAATAGCTATATAGCACTTCAAAACTTTAATAGATTAGGTGTACTTGATAACTTAGAAGAGTTAGGAGTAAAAAGAGAAGACATAGACACCTATGACGTATCAGATTATTTAAGTGAAAAGGCTACTAAAAAACTCACAAAAGTTTCAGTTTATCTTATAAAACAAATGTTAGGTGGCGGAGCAATTGTGAAGGGAGAAGACAATTATTTTTACTGGACTTTTGCGGATAAAGATAAAAATAAATACTTGTACTACATGAGTCTTGAAGAAAGAATAGAAAATTTTAAAAACTGGGTTTCTTCTGTTAGATTGAAAAATCAAAAACATAAAACAATTGAAAAGTTTTTTGATGAATTGTTAGAATATACATCGGATTTGTCAAAAGATTCTGAATTCTTGTCAGATATGAAAGATTTTGCTGAAGATGATAGAGAGGAAAATGACAATAGAAATATTGATAAACTTGTCGACGAGATCAATGGTAAAAGAGCAAGAGATAGTTTTGATTATTATTTAAGATACGAAATGAAAATCAAAGGAATAAAGTCTTCTGATCTTAATAGATTTTTAAATCTACTAAATTTTTCAAGATTTGGAAAAGACAGTGGTAATTTTGAAAAGGGACGTAAATATTTAAATTTTTCTATTGAAAACTTAAAAAAAATGTTTGAAGAGAACTTTAAAGGCCATGATCATTAACTTTACCACTCATATACAAGGCTTGTCTTGATAATCAAGTCATTTGTAAGAATATCTTCTGGAGGTTTTGTGTCGTACATAAAGTTTACAGAATTTTCTATAAAAAGGTTTAAATTAGTTATCAAAAGTGTTCTTGCGTTTTCTTCTAAGTTAATTCTATAATCTTTTGGATTGTTAAACAAGGGTTGATAATAAAGAGTAAACAGCATTAAATTCTTTCTTAAGAAAAAAGGTTTTTGTAAATATTTTTTAGTGAGTTATTTTCATTAATACTAGCTTCTAATTCTTCAATTACCCCAAGAAGTAATTTATAATTTTCTGTAGCTCTATCTCTATTTTGTCTATAATATGTGGGTGCACCCTTTGGAGAAATTTCTTTTGCTGCAAGTTTTAAGTGTGCTATTGTTTTTTTAATGTCAGGTTTTTCTTTTATGATTTCTTCACTATAATTTACTAAATGCTTGTTAAAGTCTGTATATACTTTTTGTAGAAAAAATAAGCCAACATTATAATTCATGTCAATAATAACAATTATAACATCTAAGTGCATTTTTTCAAAAGCGTTTTTAAAATCACTTTTTGCTTTATTATATGCTTCTTGCACGTCAAGTTCAAAACATTTTATAGCTTCCTCAAGCGTTAATACTCCTCTGTCATATGCTGCATCAATTCTTGATTTTAAGTGACTTATTTTTTTATCAAGACGCTTTCTTTCTTTTTTAGGGAAACGATACCTATTAGTTTTTCCGACTTTACTGTTTTTTCTTTCTTCTAATTCATCAATTCTTTCTTCTATACTGGCGACGTATTTTTTTATTTCTTTTTTAACATTATCTATATATTTTTTGTCCTTTTTCAGCTCTTTAATTTTTGCATCAGAATAACCTAATTTTTTATAAATAATATCTTTCCAGTTACCGTCTTTCTTGAGTTTTCCAGCGTTTCCTTTTGTCATGAACTGTGTGCCAAATCCTATTGATACACCACTTCTGTCTTGATAAGGAAAAGGCTTAAAGTTTTCAAACTCCTTTATTCTTTCAATTGAAATTTCTTTAATTCTGTCGTTTCTTTTGTTTTTAATTGGTTTTGTCAGAGTTTTTTTGGTTTTTTCTTGTGAATTAATATTTTTGACTGTTGTTTGAGGAGCCACTTTTTGACTTGATTTTGCTTTACTTTGATTAATCATTTGTTCTACAGTCATATTATTTTGATGTGCCATCAAGTCTAAAGCTTCTTTTTCTTGTTGCGGCAAATTAGCGTTAAAAAACATACTTGCTGCTAATGAGCTTACAGTTAAACCGCCTAATGCTATATTTAGTATTTTTTTCATTTTAGATTTTAACTTAGATGCATATTCTAAATCTTCTGGTTCAACTTTGTCCTCTATTGTATCAGTGTGAATGACTTCAGTATCATCATCTTTGTAGGCTGGGTAATCAATAACTGTATCATTATTATCTAAAGAAGCTAAATTGAATTGTGTGTGTGCTCCTCCTTGAGTTTGATTAAGACGAGTCTCTTTTAACTTTTGCTTATTAATTTCATCATAAAAATTTTTTATTAAATAGTGATTTTTTTTATTTTCCGTTATAATAATCATAAAATTCCCTTATCAGTAAAATATAATTATAATTATGCGAGACAAAATGAACAAAGACAGTTTGTATATGATACAGTCAGATGTAACAGGAATGATAAAAATAGGTAGATCTAAAAATCCACAAAAAAGATTAAAACAGCTTCAAACTGGTAATCCAAATAAGCTTAAAATAATTGCTGAGTTTAAAGGAGAAGGATGGAAAGAAAAAATTGTCCATGAAAGACTTAGAAAATATAGATTAGAAGGCGAATGGTTTAGCTATGACTGTGTGGGTAGTATACCTGATACTTTGTATGAACAAATATCTTTTGGATCTTTTGATGGCTGGTGGGATAATTAGTATAGTTATTTAAATAAAAAAGGAAAAATAATGTCAAACTTACTTAGACTTTACGTTAAAAACTTGCTAAGCGAAGCAGGTCACGAAAGAGCAAGAGAGTCATCGTCACTATCAGGCTTGTCAGAAGATATTCATGAGCCTATTATAGTTACAATTCTTGACGACAAAGCAGCTGATTTTAATGAAGATTTAACAAAGTTTCCAGTAGAAAAAAGCTTTATTTGCTTTGCAGAGTCTGGTTTTAAAACTAATGTTATAAAAAGTCTTGAAAAAAAATGGGATGAACGATATGAATCTGATAGGAATGATCCATTATCGATTTTTTCTGCTTATGAAGACTCTAAAACCATTGAAAATGTTGATATAGGGTTGCAAGAACCAATTGAAGTAGTATATGTTATGTTTACAGATATTACTGGTGTAGATGTTAAAGCTTTAGGAAATCAAGACGACAAAGGCAACCCAACAAAAAGAAAGAGTCAGTTTGATGAATATCAAAAAACAGATGATTTTGATGATTTTGATGATAAAAAAACGTATAGAAGTCAAAAAAGAAAGTTAGGAAAACAATTTAGATTTAGTAGGGAAAACTATGGCTCTTCCTACATGCATACAAGTGCAATAGTAAAGCAGCAATTGAGCTTAGCACTTAGAGACTTAGGTCTTGTAAGAGTTGTAAAAGACATACCTGCCATCTTTAACGAAGAATATATTGAAAAAAGCTTTACAAAAATATTTAATGATAATGGTTGGAGAAGAACACTCGCACAAATGGGATATACACCAGGAAGATCAGAAAGTGAAACAAAAAAGCTTTCAAAAGTCTATGGTATAGATAAAGATTCTGTTGCTTCTTCTTTTGACGAGGTTTTGATGGGTGCTTCATCACTTAATTCAAAAAATGATCTCGTAGATTCTATTGAAAATGGATTTGCTGCAAGTGCTGAAAAATTTATACCAAGTATATTTGAACTTTTTAAAATGTTTAGAGAAAATCCTGACGGTGTTGTTTGGTCTTTCGGCGCTTGGTTAAAAAGCTGGGAGAAAACTGGTCAATCGCAAGGATCAGAAGATATTTATAAAATACTTAATGATGCTGTAGTTACTTCTTCAACAGAAGAAAAATATAATCATAAGGGTAAAGAAAAAACACGAATAATATACAACACTGGTGAGTTAGACGACTCTCTACTGGAAATAGCTAAAGTTAAGTTATTGAAGATGTTTGCTGATCGATATATTAGTTGGCTTAGTAAACAGTCAGACTATGTTAGAAGAAAAGACGCTGAGCTTAAGCTTAACCCAAATGAAAAACAAAACTATTCACGAGATAGAATTAAAATGGCTAAGTCGTCTTTTGTTGATTTCGAAGACAATAATAATACTATTGAAACAGATAGTGCAGGATTTCCAACAAACTTAACAGACCAGCAAAAAGCTTTATTTTTCTCTACAATTGATCAAGACTTTAGATTTAAAATAGCAACTTTACCTCATATAAAAAAGCAAGATAATCCAATGGGTTATGCTCCAACTCCTGAAGGTTTAACGCCAGCTGAAGCTAGGGTTTGGCGATCAACTCAAGATGCAATTACTTCAAAGTATAATACTGATCTCGCAAATAAAGCTCGTAAAAAAGAAGGACTTCCAGCTCTTCCTCAAAGTTCTGTTGTTACAAGAGTTACTAATCCTATGGATAGAGCAAGAGCAGCAAGAGCAGCTAGTAAAGCAAGAAGTAAAAAAAATAAATGAAAAAAACAAAAACAACAAAATTTTTGTTAAAGTCTTGGAACAAATATCTTTTAAACGAATCTATTAAATTAGATCAACATTACGAAGACAGAGAAGACTATGAAGATTCAGGTTTTCAAATAGAAGACGAAGAAAACTTTTTAGATATTGCTGCTTCTGATCGGAAAGAGACTGGTTTGCATGGCGGATATGACGAAGAAAAAACAAAAAGACTCTCATCTTTTGATTCTTCAGGAATAAATGTAGGAATTAAAAGTATTATAGATAGATTAGAAAGTAAAGTTATAAATTCTCGTACAAAAACAGGAGATGAAAACATAAAAGGTAGGATATACCTTTATGAAAATGAATTTGAAGGTTTTATTAAGTATAATTTTGACGATTTGTTGCCTGAAGGTCGAGTTAATAGTACATTAGAATTTGAATCTACACCTAAAGATTGGGTAATGGGTTATGGCTTAGGTGCTTATAGACACATGCTTACACACAAGTCAACAAAAGGTGTAAGCGCATTAATTTTTGAAATTATGTTGGAGTTTGTATCTATAATAAGAGGTAAAAGTTTAGTTTCTGATCGTTACTCTATAACACCACAAGCACAAAAAAAATGGCATGTATATGCAAATAGAAATGATGTAGATTTAATACAATTAGATATGATGCCTGATGAGGCTGAGTCTTATAATTTAGAACAACTTACTCCTGAAGCTCCTGAAGATGATATTTCTCAGAAATTTAGTTTAGATTACTTTGGAGAAGATTGGACAAACTCAGTTTTTTCTAAAGCTTTCAAGAAAACAAACATGGATGTAATAAAATATTTAATTGATTCACCGTATATTGAATTAGTATTTTCTATAAACAATGAATCAGACTTGACTTCAAAAATAAGCTTATAGCTTTTTATTTCTATCAGTTTCAGGAAGCCATTCTTCTACGTGTCTATTAAGAACAACATCGTCTTCACTTTTAGACTTAATAATATTGTCACCTTTGAACATTGAAAGTTTGTTTATAACTGCGTTTTGCAATTCAAATATTTGCTCTCTTAATAATTGCATTTGAATTTGTGAATCACGTAAACGTGCTATTAGTGCAGCTCGATCCGAATTAGCGATTGCAAGTTTGTCTTTAAGTTCTTCGACTTCACTGGGGTCACGTCCACTTGCTATGGCAAGCATTGAAGAAATACTTCCTGTAAGCATACCGATAATTCCAATAAGAATATCACGGTTTTCTTCAACTATTTTTGTTGTTGACAAAAAATAAATAAGTTCACAGATAAGTGCCATGAAAACAACAGAAGCCCACCACCCTCTTTTTGCTTTGTCAGTCTTTGTGAACTGTTTTTTGGTTATTTCTTCTTTATTTTGATCAGACATATATTGACTCCTGCTTTAATCTGTTTTAATCTTTTCTTAATTTTAATTTAACTATTAATTATTTTTTGAAAAGCATAAACAGCATACAAAACAATCGTATTTATCCACTCAAAAGGCTCGAGCCACCAATAGTCAATGGCCCAAAAGCGCTTATTTTTGCTAGAAGACAATAAAGGCCAAAACAAGAAAAGAAAGTATAACAATTCGATTAATACCAGTCTATAAATAAAATAAAAGAATATTTCTTTCCAACGCTTGTGACGAAGTCTTATTTTTACTTTTCTTTTCCCACCAATTCTTTTGGCTTTTTCTCCGTCTTTTGGCGGCTGTAATTGTATTTCATGCAAACCCAGCGCGTATATTTGTGCTGGTTCTTTTACTCCTTTAAATCTATACAACCCTACAAATACTGAAAGTGCTCTTTTTGGAATATATCTATTTTTGTTTTTCCTTGCTTTAAAAACTTTAAAAGCATTGTGGCTTAATAGTATCTGTTCTTCTCCACAAATAGACATTGTTCTTGCAGCAATATTTTTCCCTATACCTTCTAAATTTATTCTTTTTCCACCACCTCTTACGAGTTTATCATCTGATTTTACAAGTATCATTTTATCCCAGTGAATGCCGATTCTACTTCTAAAAGGAAATTTTTTTGTTCGTAAGAACTTTTTATATTCAAAAGCGAAAGCAATAGAATCCTGTATTGATCCAAAATACATTAGGTGACCATCACTATTGTCAACCCACTGGCCGTTAAATCTGGTAATAAGATTCATAACAAGTTTATCGTGAATAGCAAACCACTGCGCTGCAGCTTTAGCGCCATTTCTTTGAACAAATTTAGTGCTACCAATAATATCAGTTAAAACGATTGCGACATAAGATTCTGTCATATGCTCTGGTAGTTTTGTCGTATTCATTTTAATTACTCTTCTTTCAATTTACATTTACAATCGTTAATTAACTCTATACATTTATAGCAAAAGCAACTTACGTCTGGCCATTTGCAATTTTTAGCTTTAATATTGCATGGACAATAGTACTCGTCATTACAAAGACAATTATGGTTTTCTTTGCTACACAAAGAACAAATTTCCTGATTGGATAAATCTATATTTTTAAAATCAAATTCCATTTTATTAGTCCTTTTAGTCCTTACATAGATAATTATTTTTAAAATATATAAACATAAGAAAGTATTAAAAAATGTTGGACAAGACGCCTCTCAAAAGCAAAAAGTTTATAGCATACCTTATTGCAGACCTCGGTTGGAAATTTATTATACTGTATTCTTTGATGCACTTAAAGTCTAAGATTGAAGCAGGAGAGTTAACATTTCTTTTAACAGTAGTTATTACAAGTGGTATAATACAAATTGGTTATATCCTAGGACAAGCAGCATTAGACAAATATATAAATGCTGCAGTTGAAATATTTGATAAAGACGAAAAAGAGGACAAGTAAATGAATTTAAAAAAAATTTTATATGAAAACTATGGGATTGTAATTAAAAAGTCAGAGGAAATGTTTTGGAATCACATCGTTAAAAATAAGTCGCATCAAAAACTCGCGGAATCTTTGGAAGAATTTTCTTCAACTACAGAAATTCAATATTTCAATCATAGACATTTTAATAACATAGCAAACTGTCTCGTTAAAGAAGAAATAAGTCATAGAGATCAAGAGTCAGGATATAAACCGGGCGATTCACAAAATATTACTGCAAGTGATATACTTTATCATGAATATGATGTCAATGAAGAAGGTTTAGACACAAATGAATTTTCAGAAGAAAGTGATCCAGACGCACAGCATGTTTTTAGTGTAAATCATCTTTCAAAGAAGATAGGCTCTCATAAAAAATAAATTTTTGTAAAAATAATATAATTTTGTTATAATTATTTTAAATAAGTATTAACAATGTGCTTTTTCCTATAAAACATCTCATGATATTTTTGCATCATACTTCTAAATATATCTTCTACTGATTTATCAAAGTTTTTATCTAAATCTTTAATATCCATGTTTTTAACATGACTTTCGATCTCTTTCTTAATAAGAGACCTTAGTTCATTCTTCTTAAGCTTTTCAACTTCAGACTTTATTATACTTTTAATTTTTTTCTCTTCTGACTTTGAAAACTTTTCGTTTAACGGCTTTTTATTGTTCATAGTACTACAATCATCTGGCTAAAATTATAATATAAATATACCTTAATATTTAAAGAAAGTTTAAATAGTGAATCAAAAAATAGAAACAAACGACTGGATTAAATATTTTCCTTACGATCAACCAAGAGTTGCTCAAGAAAAAGTTATCAATAAAGTATTAAATGACTTTTTAAATAAAAATAAAAAGTATGCAATAATTGACTGTGGTACAGGTGTAGGAAAGTCAGCAATTGGCTTGACTATCGCAAATTTTATCAATGAAAATAGTTCTTCTTTTGAAGGCAAATATGAAGATGGTTCTTATTTTTTAACAACACAAAAAGTATTGCAAGATCAATATGAAAAAGACTTTTCTAATAAAGGTCTCGTCTCTTTGTACTCTGCTTCTAATTATAGCTGTTCTATAGACAATAAAGCATCTTGTAAAGATATTTTAACAGGGATTAGATCAAAAAGCTTACCAGCTAAATTTGATTGTTGTGGTTATGAATGCAAATATAAAAAGAAAAAGAAGAACTTTGTTGATAATAAACTAGGTGTAACAAACTTTAGTTATTTTTTAACTGAAAAGAATTATAGCAAGAAGATGCCTAATAAAAAAGTGCTTATTGTCGATGAAGCACATAATCTTGAAAATGAGTTAACGAGATTTGTAGAAATAAACATTTCAGGTTATTTTTCTGATAAGATACTGGGTTTAAAAGTTCCAAAAGATTTAACAACTCAGTTTAAAGTCTATAACTGGATTAGAAACGTGTATTATCCAAAGCTTGTTTCGAAAATTAACTTTATTAAAAGTCAACTTGAAAAATTTGGTCTAAACTCTTCAAAAATTGAAGAGTTTAAAAAGATAACAAATAGACTTGAAATGTTGACTTCACATGAAACAAAAATATTACAATTTATTACTTTGTATAATAAAGATAACTGGATATTTGATTTAGAAAAAACTAATGAAAAATACAGAAAATTTATCTTTAAACCAATTGATGTTTCAAGGTACGCACATGAGTATCTTTTGAGTATGGCTGACTTTGTAATTTTTATGTCTGCCACTATTATTAATCATGAAGGATTCAGTCTTACGTTAGGTCTTCCCTCAGAAGAAGTATCGATAACATCAGTACCGTCACCTTTTAGTTCAGAAAACAGACCTATTATATTTTCTTCTGCTGGAAGTATGTCTTCCAAGAATATTGAAAAAACTTTGCCTGTAATGACACAAATGGTTAAAGAAATTTTAAATAATCACAAAAAAGAAAAAGGTATTATTCATACACACAGTACGAAAGTAGCTGAACATTTAAAGAGAACAATCAGAAATAAAAGGATTATTGTCGCTTACGGCGCAAATAGAGAAGAGTCTTTGCAAAAACATATAAAATCAAAAGAACCAACAGTTTTAATATCTCCTTCTATGGCAGAAGGAGTAGATTTAAAAGGTAATTTGTCAAACTTTCAAGTAATATGTAAAGTTCCTTTTCCTTATTTAGGTGATAAAGCTGTAGTTAAAAAAATGAATAGATGGAAGTGGTGGTATAATACACAAACAGTCAGAACAATTATTCAAGCTGTTGGAAGAAGCATAAGATCTGAAAATGATACAGCTGTTACATATATATTAGATGGTGACTGGAATAGGATAAAATCATCTTGTAGAGACTATTTTCCAGAAAACTTTTTTGAAAATTATCACGAAATGTAAAGGAATAACTGTTTATGGAAAAATGCACAGGTGCAGGAATAATCTTGTATGTTGACAATAGAGGAATAAGTGAAATATCAAATCCTGATTATGAAAAAGATATACTTTATTTTTTTCTTGAAAGGGAAGACGGTCAATTAGATTTTCCAAAAGGAGGTATTGACAAAGGTGAAAATAGTCCTTTAGACTGTGCAATAAGAGAAACAAAAGAGGAATCTAATTTAAAAACTTTTGATTATGACCTTTTAGAGCCAGAAGTAAACTTTTTAGAATGTGGAGAAGGACTAATACTTTTTTTAGGTAAACTTCATATGCATTCAATGAAACATGCAAAAGTTTTAAGAAACGAAAAAACATTAGAGTTTGAGCATAAAGAAGACGGTTGTAGATATCTTACTAAGTTAGAAGGCGAAAAAAATCTTTTGGACTATCTACAAATAGGATTAAACTGGGCTGACAAAATCATACAATAAAATTATACAAAGATAACATTTTTCATATAATTTTTATAAAAGTGGCAGTTATATGAATAGTAAAATTATTGTTTTAGCAAGAAAATTAAATAAATTTAATAATGACTTTATCAACAATAAATGTAGAATTGTTGATAAGAAAGTATATAGTAGCAAGTTCTTATTTTATTTTTATTTTTATTGGTCTAAAAATTTCTATAACGAACCTTATAGAAAAATATTGTTAGACTATTTTAGTAAAGTAGAAAAATCATATCCTGGTAGTAGCTATTTTGTCTCTGTTAAGCTTTGTAACAAAATATTAGGTATTAAACATGATTATGAAAAAGAGTTAGCAGACAGAAAATATAGTAATATCTTAGAGATTCTGAAAAAGCAAACAAACGAAGAAACTTTTTCTCTTTTTAGAAATATAATAGAATTCTCCGGAGCTGACGCTTCAATATCAGTAGAAAAAAATAATAACGCAGAAATATCAGTAGAAAAAAATATTTTTCCTGAATTTAACATAGAAATGTTAGAAGAATTTAAAAATATATACTTTAAAAATATAAGTTCAACAACAAAAGATTTTTTATTTTGCGTTGTTGATGGATTTATTGAAAGAGAATCTGAAATTATTCCACTATTGGACAAAGCAAAAAATTTAAATATTCCACTATTAGTAATTACTCGAGGATTTTCTTCTCAAAGTATTAAGTCGCTCAAATCAATTATTTTAAAAAATAATTTGTATGTTTATCCCTATGTTGAAAAACATAACAACGAAGACCCCTTCAAATTAAAAGACTTATGCGAAATCAATAATCTACAAATAGTATCTTCAGAATCAGGAGATAATATTTACACATCTGCTGTTGATAAATCAAATATATTAAAATGTCAAGTTTATAAAAACAAAATAATATTTAGTAGTTTATTGAAAAATAATTTACTCACTAAAATTAATGATCAAATTAAAAAAAATTCTGGCAATAAAAGTTTATTAGACTATTTGTCTTTTAGAAAAAAAAGATGTACACCTAACAAAGTAGTTGTTAAAATACCAAAAGAAAAAGAGACTTATTTTATTGAACTTAGAGGTTTAATTAAGTCTTACAATAAATGTGTAGTAGGTGGTGTATACGTTAAAAGAGACATTGCTGTTATTTGCGAAGAAATAACAGAATTATATGCAAAAAAATTATACAATACACTTAAAAATATTAAATTTAAGATAGAGATAAAGGAAAAAGAAAAAAATGGCAAATAAAAAAGAAGTAAGTAAAGAAGTAAATACTGCTGAGTTTGGAAGAAAATATTATGATATAGTTGATGTTTTTTCGCAAAAGTTAATGTCACAAATCGTAGAATTAAAAAATGACACAAAGCTTTCAGACGAAGCAATGACTAAGCTTAGCAATGTAGTTATGCAAGAGTCAACAAGCTTTAAAGACTGGGGCTTTGATCAGCTGATCAAAGTTGTTAAAAAATAAAAATGAATTTTACTAGACACTTAATTGAGTGTCACTGCACTTTAAAAATATTTGAAAACAAAACAAAACCAGTTTATCATAAGTTTCCTGTTTTCTCTGTTATAGATGAAAAAGAAAACATAGATGAAATAAAGTATGTTTCTTGCAATAATTGTGGTGCAATTCATGAAGTTAAAGACTTTTGTAAAAGCGAAATTATCTGGGGAACAGATGATATGTCTTCTTTAGTCGTTTCTAAAGAAGACATTAAGCATAATCTGATAGAAGAAAATCAAAATAAACTTATTGAAATATTAGAAGAAAACTTTCCTGAAGACATATCTGCTTGGGAGATGGTATACTATTGTATTGATAATAATATTGACTATTCTATTCCGATTAAAAAAATAGATATTAAAGACAACACAGTAATTACTTGCCTTAACATAAAGGGAAAGTCTTATAAAATAAAAAAAGAAGTCATACAGAGGTACATATGATGCTAGACCCTTCAGACATTGAAGACATTAAATCAATTGAAAAATGTAGACAGATTTCTAAAGAAATAATAAATTACGGTGTTACAGACTTAGAAATTAAAAAAATAATATCTTTTTTATCACTTGAATTAGAAGATATTGTCTGCATGAAGCAAATACAACAAAATTTAAAACCTCAAGAAAGTCATGATAGTGACTTGCCTAAAAAATCAAATACAAAACCAGAAATAGAAATATAAAAAGGAATAAAAATGAGTGATTTAGTAGAACAAGAAGTACAGCAGTTAGATGAAGAAACAACACCAGAAAGTATTGAAGAATACTATGACATGTTAAAAATTATGGTTGAAGGCATGGAGTCAGATGTACTTAAGTCTCAAAAAGGCAATAAGTCTGCTGCTACAAGACTTAGGAAAAGCTTAAGACTTATTAAAAATAAGTCTGGTGAATTTGTTAAATTTACATTAGGAAAGTAAATTTTTAAGCTAAACTTTTCTTTATTTTTTCAATAGCTTTTTTTTCAATTTGACAAACTCTCATTCTTGTTATGTCAAACAAGTCTCCTATTTCTTGTAAAGTGAGAGTTCTGTCTTGCGATTCGTTTATAATACAACTATTAGATACGTTTTCATGCCAGTATCTGCATTTTTCCCTCTTGCAGTCTACTTTTTTATTAGCATGTGCAGCAAAGCATGAAATATTGTTAATTGATGTATCTAATTCTTTTTTCATTATAAATCCTTTCATTTTTAATGATAATTACTATTATAGTTTATTATACGGGATTAGGATTTACAATGATAGACAAAAAAATCAATAGCGACATTAGAAAACTTTTTATTGTTGATACAAGTGTTTTGCTTTATGACAAGAATGCTTTGTTTAATATGAAAGGAAATGATATTGTTATTCCTCTTATAGTTTTAGAGGAAATGGATAGGTTTAAAACAAGAGAAGGGCTTTTAGGAGAAAACGCAAGATTTTACAATAGGTTTTTAGACGGAATAAGAGAAAAAGGGAGCTTAAACACAGGAGTTTGTATTGAAGAGCATGATGTTAATTTAAAAGTAATTTCAAATGCTTCTTGGGAAGGTCTTGAGGGATTAGATAAAAATTTAAATGATAATGTTATTATTTCAAATGCAAATTACTTTAAATTAGATAAAAATACAAAGTCAAAAGTAATTGTAATAACTAAAGACATTAATTTAAGAGTTAAATGTGATGCAGTAGGAATTTTTGCAAATGACTATTATGCAGATTATGAATTTGTGCAAGCAGACAATTTATATCAAGGTCATATTGAATTGACTGTAGATCCTGATGTCATAAACAAAGCATATTCAGGTAATCATCTTAAAATCAAAGAAGATTTGTCTGATAAAGGTATAGATATAGACATTGCTGAGAATGAGTTTGTTGTTTTAAGATCAAACAATGGCAGCAACCAGTCATGTTTAATGATGAGAAATAATTCTAATTTAGTAGTTTTAGGCAGCAAGCAGGAATTACAAAAATTAAGCGGAATAGAGCCTAAAAACAAAGAGCAGATTTTTGCTTTAGAACTTCTGCTTAACGAAGAAATACCACTTGTTACATTGACAGGTATACCAGGCAGTGGTAAAACTTATTTAGCATTAATGACAGCATTAAAATCTATAGAAAAAAACATTAAGAAAAGAATTATATTTACACGACCGATACAGACAGTTGGCAAAGATATTGGATTTTTGCCTGGTGATTTAAACGAAAAAATGTCTCCTTGGCTTGCACCTATTGTTGATAACTTTAGAAATCAATTTGGCGACTTAGCTTATTTTGAAATGATGATGGATAAAGGACAGATTGATGTTGCACCACTATCACACATCAGAGGAAGGAGCTTTAATGACTCGATAATTATTGTTGATGAAGCACAGAATGCAACAGTTCATGAGCTTAAAACAGTAATTACAAGAACAGGTAGGAATTCTAAAGTAATACTTTTAGGTGACATAGAACAAGTTGATTTACCTTACGCAAATAAGTCTTCAAATGGTTTGACTATAGTAACAGAAAAGCTAAAAGACGCGTCTTTAACAGGACACGTTAACTTTACAAAAGGATATAGATCTGAATTGGCTAATGTTGTTGCAGAAAAATTATAGGATTATAAAATGTCAAAAAGAATATACGACTTAAATAGAATGAGAAAAACTTATCCTTTGATAAGAAGAAAACCCAGACTCGCAGAATTAGATCTAAAAATTATTGAAACTGTAAAACTAAGGTACAATGAGAGTGAATTCTCAAAAACATATAGCTTTAAGAAACTATATGTTGAATCTCCTATTTGTGTAGCTACTGCAGAAAACGAAAACTTAAATGCTTACATTATTAGTGTCAATAGAAGTGAAGTAACAGTAGAAATATCAGCACCTGCTTTAGCAAGCCCAGAAGTTTTTGTTCATTTGCAAATAATTAGTAGAAATAGCGAGGAAACATAATGGCAATTAATTTTACAATATCAGCAGCAGGGACAAATATCGTTAATCAAGCTGATATCTCTGGAGATCTAAGTAAAACATTAAGCATAACTAATTTCACTGACGATCTGCTAGCAAACATAGATGATTATACTTTTGAATGGTACTTTATAGATAAACCACAAAGTTCTGCATGTTCTTTTGATACAACAATAACACCTAATAACAAAACAATTAAAATTGATTCAATTGATACGTGGGGAACATATAGAGTTTTCTGTATTGCAAAAGAAACTGCTAATGTTGCAAATATAACAAATAATAATCCACTTAGAGCAGAAGAATCTTCTTTTATTAATATCATTGTTAGAAGTACTAATAATTTATTAGAAAAACCAGCTAGTTTTCAAAGAAGTTGGAAAAATCAGTACGATAATTTAGTTGAAGTTGTAGACAATACAACAAAAACAATTAATAACTTAAAGGTTTCTAATTCAACAACTTTTACATTGCCTACTGCTGACGGTATTAATGGCCAGGTATTAACAACAGATGGTTCTGGTTTACTTTCGTTTTCTACTTTGGATATTTCAAATATGGAAACTAATCTTTCCATAAATAGTTTATCTGACGTAATTTCAGCTAACCCACAAGATGGTTATGCTTTGGTCTGGAACACAGACCACTGGGAGCCTGGAGAAATTCAAGGCAGTAATATAGATGGTTTAAGCTCTATAACTGAAAATCTAACTAAAAACTTAATAGTTGAAGACGGTTATTCAATAATACCTGAAACTGGCGTGAATATAGCACAAATTACAAATGATATTGGATCTTTAGCAGCACCTTTTAATACTATTTATACCAAAGAAATAGATTGCAGCTCAGGCTTTATATTAAATGAAGTAATATATTCAGGATTTGATGGTGCAACAAATACATTTTTAAAAACAAATGGTGCTGGAGTAACTTCATTTTCTGCAATAACACTTGCAAACATTTCGGATATTCCATTAGAGTTGAGCGGCAATAATATTCTTCAACCTAAGTTAGATTCAACTTTAAACTTAGGTGCATCAAATAAAAAGTTTTCTAATTTTTATTCAGATACAATCCTTTGTAATAATATAGGTCCAGTTAGCGGAGGAGACAACGCACTACCAATTGAAATAGGCTCAAATATACATGTAAATCCGTTCAATGTAAGTAAACGTGCATTAGAAATACAAATTGATTATGCATCTGTTACGCAAAATTTTGATAATTTTAATAATGATATATTTGCTATAACTACATATGATATAGATTCAGATCCTGTTACATATGATGATGCGACAAAGCCTTATCATTTATTTGTAGACAAAGATGGAATTTTTAATATTGGAAACAAGAACGCTGTACAACCATCAAATTATTCATTTCCTTTAACAAGAGGCGAGCCCGGTCAAGTATTAACTTTAGGTGGTTTAGGACAGCCTAACTCAAATGATATTGGCAAATTATTATGGTCAATGCCTTTTAACTCTGTAAGCGCAGTTGCTGCTAATGGTGGTGGTAGTCTTTCATACACAAACGATACTGGTGTACTTCAATATACTCCACCCGATCTTTCAAATTTTATTGATTTGACCAGTTTAAGTGTTAATCAAGTTGCTGCTTCTGGAAACGGAACACTTGCGTATAATAACACAAATGGAGTTTTAACATATACGCCACCTGATTTGAGCAATCTTGGCGGCGGAGGTGCAGGAGGATTTAATAACTGGACAGAAAATGGAAATGGCCATATTATTCCAAATACAAATGAAGCTTATGATATAGGTGAAGCTGAATATAAAGTAAGACATTTATTTTTGAGTGACAATAGTCTTCATGTGGGTGATTCATCGATCAGTCTATCCACAAACAATGCAGTTGATACTAGTAATTCGCAAAAATCAATTTATTTTAAGTCAGCATCGTCTATTAAGTTAGATAATTATAAGTTTTTAGACCAGAATACTTCACCTTCAAATATATTAGGAGGAAATACATATAGAATTAGTGCTACAGGAAATGTTGATTTTAAACTTGTTGGTGCAACTTACAATGAAGTTGGGCATATATTTGAAGCTTCAACAGACGGCGCTGTAGCTGGTTTGCAAGATGATGGTGTTTCTTTTGTTCGTGAAAGTGAAGATTATAATCCTGCAAGTTTGTTTTTTGAAACAAAAATGGACATGATGTCAGATCCTCCACAAAATGTATCAAAACTTATGTATAGTCTTAGCGATGGTGGCGGTCAAAGTTATGAAATCTTAGCACTTCCTAATCCGCCAATGATCATTCCTGACGATACAACCTTAATAACATACGATGGCAGCGGAAATTATGGATCAACGTTTGCTAGTGCTTTAGCGTTTCCAAAAACTATTCATTTGACCGGCGGAGTAATAACTCGACTTTATGACTATCCTACAAACCCAGCTTCTAATACTCTTGAGTCGAGTAAAGGACCGAATCATTTTCTTTTTAAGTTTAGAAACAATTCAGGAAAAAGCATGTTAATAAAAAAAGTTACTTTGTTTTGTAGTCATATGATGAGTAATGAAATCAAATGGTCATTAGCAACGTGTACAGATGCAGAAATAGTTAGTAATGTTGCCCATAAATTTGGTAATATGCTCAATCAAACAATGAGCATAGCTAATTATAAAACGCAGCAAGAAGCTAATGCTGATGGCACTTTGCCGGGAGGCACAGGAGTATCAACTTACGTAGAAAATAATTTTACTACAGTTGCTGATGGTCAATGGTTAGTAGTTTTAGCGATACATTTTGATGATGGTCCAGATGGAGATTCTAATTCTGGTTTTACACTTTCAGTAACATATACATAATTAAAAAGAGATAATAATGTTGTACATTATAAAAAATTATATTGATTTAGGATTTGGTAATCCAGAAGTTGATTTTACACTTAGTTTATTTTCTGATATTGAAAACAAACAAGTTTCTAATCACGGCTTTAGCAGTCAAGAATTGGATTTTAAAAATAATGATTATATTAATCAAAAAGATTTTAATTTTGGATCAAAAAATGTAGTTTTAACCAAAAAAGATGTTGAGTATATTTATGATGAAATATCTGAAAACGGAACTGTTATTGTTGAACCGGAAAGTTTTACAAATATAAAAATAAAAAACAGGTTAATGTTTAGTCCTAATATAAACTATAGTATAAAAAATAATAGTCATAGAATAGACTACAGCATCTGGATTGAAAAAGTAAATGCTAAAAACTTTAAAATGCATAACTTTAGTAATAAAAAATTAGAAATTAGTTATATTGCAACATCAAGCCTCGTTAAAAAAAATAATTTAGAAATTAATCAAAATAAAATAAATAGACTTAATGATAAAATTAAAAAATCATTAGAAGACACTGTTACAATTACTCCTCGGTATACAACATCAACATTAGCTGATGATTCTGTCACAATTTCAGCTTCGCCAGGTGCAGAAGATTTTGATGTAATACAATATGGCATACATAATATTTTTGTATCATACGACATAGCTGGTGTGTTTGATATTACTACGCCGACAGCAGACTATTTTTCTTTAGAAATACCACAAATTGGATGGGACGCTGATGTTTATGTAGCTGCAACAAATGATATAAAGGTTTACTCAGTATTTAACCCTAACAATATATCAAGTAGATCATTGTCAACTATCAATATTAATCAAGCTTTTCCTTACGGAACATTACTCATTTCTTTAAAAACATATTATTTCTGGAAAGAAAATGATAATAACTGGTATTATAGCTTTGTTGGATTTCCTGATAATATAGAATATTCTTAATTAAACACACTGATGATTTGTATTTGTTGACATATTTATAATCGAAAGATAATTAAAAGTAGGAAATATTATGTCAAGAGACTTTTTAGCATCAAGAGTTAGATCAAGCGCTTTAATAGGTAATAATAATGGTCAAGAGCCTTCTTTACTATTATATCCGTCAAGTGAAGCTTCTAATAATACAGGTGCAAGATCAGCGTCATTAGCAAGTTTTTTAAGCGATTCATCTAACTATCCTGTAAATACCTTTTTATATGTGTTTGGAACACCTACAACTTCACAACAAGCAACAGGAGTTTTGCCTGGAAATAATTCTACAATTTTTGGTGGTGATGTTGTTTTAAAAGGCACTTTATTTGCTGATTACTTAAGAACAAATAGCGGTGTATTGATTGATTTTGCAGGAATAGCGTATATAACGCCGCAAGGAACAAATTACATTTCAGATCCAAATGGTCCAACTACTGCAGCAGACGCTGACGTTATTCTGGATGCAAAAATAAAAACCAATGTAGATAATATAGATTTAAATCTACAAGCTATTAATAATAATTTAGCATTATTAAATACACATGAAGCTGCAATAGGTTTAAACTTAGCCACAGGAGATTTTGTTGCTAAAGTTAATTCAAACTACTTGGACGCAGCAACATCTATATCAAATGAAATATCTTTATTAGATACACAAATTGGTGCAAATGAAACTAATATATCATCTAAAGTGTCTCAAGCTTCTTTTGATACGCTCGAAGAAAAAGTTGATAAAATACAAATAGCGTCAGGATTAGATGTTAACGGTGATTATGTTGTTAATAATCCAAGCAATTATATTGGTAATGCAATATCTTTAAATGATGCTGATTTAAAATTAGACACACAAATAAAAGCTAATACAGATACAATCAGTGCTTTTGGCGTTGGTACTTTTGCCAATTTACAAGGTCAAATAACTCAAAACACTAACGATATAACAGACTTACAGGCTGCTGATATTGTACTGCAAAATAATATTAATGCTGAGGTGGGTACAAGACAAACAGCTGACGAAACGCTTCAGGGTAATATAGATGCTGAAGAGCTGAGTAGAATAGATGCAGATGCAGTTCTACAGGGTCAAATAACTCAAAACGAAGGTGGCATATCTGGTCTAAGAACAGACTTAACAACTGCAGAAGTCAATATAACTGGCTTAAGAACGGATTTAACAACTGCAGAAGGTTTGATATTAACAAAAACATCACAGACTGAAGTAGATACAATTAAAGAATCTGTTGGATTAGAAGCAGCCGACGGAACATTATCTAACTTTTTAAGTACTTTTTTCATTGATAATGAAGATACTGTAAAGTCTGCTATCGAAAGCTTAGACACACAACTTGATTCAACACAAAATAGTCTTGCTGGCGAGATATTGAATAGACAAACTGAAGATTTGAGTTTACGTAATTTAATTAATTCCGCAACAAGTAATGTAGGACTGGCTTTAACAGGACTTAGAGGAAATTATTCTTCTACAAATTTTATAAACAATACACAAACACATCATACAGCTTTAGGTCAGCTTGATACGACTTTAGACACAGTCTTAACTTCTTTAAATCAAGAAATAACAGCACGACAAACTGACGATCAAAGTCTTAGAAATGATCTTAATACAGAAATAACTAATAGAGAAAATGCAGATACAGCACTTCAAGATCAAATAACACTAAACGATAATGATATTCAAGGCTTACAAGCAGCTGATATTGTGCTACAAAATAATATCAACACAGAGACTACTACGAGACAAACAGCAATCGAAACGCTTCAGGGCAATATAGATGCTGAAGAGCAGAGTAGAATAGCTGCAGACATAGTGCTACAGGGTCAAATAACACAGAATTCTGATGATATTGTTGTGATAAGAGGGGATGTAACTGCAGCAGAAAGTAACATAACTGATTTAAGAACAGACCTGACATCAGCTGAAGATGATATTTTAACAAAAGCGTCTCAAGCTGAGATCAATGTCATAAAAACTTCAGTTGGTTTAAATATTGATGGTTCTTATGACACACACGACGATTCAGAGTTTTTAAACAATGCAACATCTGTTAAAGACGCTTTAAGTAAGCTAGATACACAGCTTGAAGCTACGCAAAAAGAAGTTGACGATGAAGAAACTTTAAGAGCAAGTCAAATTAGCAGCTTAAATAATGAAATAAATACAATTGAAAACAGCTTAGGCCTATCAGGTGCTGGTCTTCGTGGAAATTATTCAAATACTAATTTTATTGCTAATACAGATACACACCATATTGCACTTGGTAAATTAGATGGTGCTTTGGCATCATTTGATAATGCTGGTCAAGTCGAAAGCTTACAAGCAATAAAACAGTCAGTAGGAACTGATAACGGTGGTGATATTCAAGATTATAGCTCAAATAACTTTATTGTTAATGCTGATATACAAAACAACATTACACAAGATTCGCATCATGTAGCTATTGGTAAACTTGATGCTGCGATTGGAAATCAAAGTATTTTTAGTCTTGTTGATATAAATGATGAAAACAAAGCTGATGGTAAAATTCTGCAATATTCAATCGGAGGCAATGAATTTGTTTATGTTGATGCTGCTGCCGGCGCACAAGGTGAACAGGGACCACAAGGTGAACAGGGACCACAAGGTGAACAGGGACCACAAGGCCCACAAGGCCAACAGGGTCCGCAAGGCGATGCAGGTGTGCAGGGTGTACAGGGTCCAGCAGGCCCTCAAGGTCCAGCAGGACAACAAGGTGATGCAGGTCCGCAAGGTGATGCAGGTCCGCAAGGCGATGCAGGTCCGCAAGGACCACAAGGCGACGCAGGTCTGCAAGGTGACCAAGGACCACAAGGTGATGCAGGTCTGCAAGGTGATGCAGGCCCACAAGGCCCACAAGGACCACAAGGCGACGCAGGTCCTCAAGGCGACGCAGGTCCTCAAGGTGACCAAGGTCTTCAAGGTGATGCAGGTCCGCAAGGTGATGCAGGTCCGCAAGGTGATGCAGGCCCACAAGGACCACAAGGCGACGCAGGTCTGCAAGGTGACCAAGGTCTTCAAGGCATTCAAGGTGATGCAGGCCCACAAGGACCACAAGGTGACCAAGGACCACAAGGCGAACAAGGACCAGCTGGTGCTGCAGGATCAGATGCACCAACAATATCAGGAGTAATCATAAGTGGGTCAACAATTACTACGTCATTTAATGGAGCAAATGACGCTGTTACTAATAACGCATTTGCTGTTTCTATTGCTGACCTTGATAATGTAAATATTGACTTGAATACCATTGCAGATGGTAAAATTCTTAAGTGGGATGATGACACAAGCAATTTTATAGCTGCTAATGACATAAACGGTGGTGGTGGAGTTGACCTAACTGTCACAGACAATACAACTTCAGTTGCACAATCTGCAACTCTGGATGTACAACAACTTGCAACAGTTACAGACTCAGGAAATAATGAAGCAACATTAGTAGGCATAATTGGAAATGCAGAAGATGCTGATTATACAGATGGGCTTTTTACTGACTTTACAAGTGCAACAACAATAGGCACAGCAATCGATAGATTTAATGAAGTTTTAAAGGCTTTAGCTCCTACACCTGCTCCAGATCTTGATCAATTTGATGTCGATACTGCAAACAGTTTGTTGCAGAATATTAAATTATCATTCGGAACATCAAGTGACCAGACTGCTGCGGGAACACCATATGCGTCTGCTGGAGACATTTCAGGTTTTGTTGCAACAAACGTAAACGAAATATTTGCAATAGAGTCAGCAAACGGAAACTATAGAAAAGGCGTTTATACAGGTAACACAACAATAACAGGTACTCTTAACGAAGACGTATCTAATGACACTTATACAAATAACATTGTTAACTATACAGACAATAGCTTTGGCAATGGTGATCAAGGTACTTTGCAACTTTGGTTAAACGGTAACAAGTTAGATTGCGATGTAGATCTTTCAAGTGATGGTGCAGGCGATTACTTAGATGCAGATGGAAGTGGATTTATTAATCTTACAGCAGCAATTAGCGGAAAGTTTTCTTCAGATACAGAATTTCCAACATTTAAACATAGACAGGGTGAATGGAAAGTTGACTTTGCAAGCCAAAGAGATGGCTGGAATTATGCTCAAGTAAAGCATGTAGTAGGGGAAAGTACAAAAGAAACAGGCTATGCAGAGTGGGTTAATGATAGTAACAATGAAGCTATTTCTGTTACAAATAAGAGCTTATCGTTAAATATGGCCGGCAGTAAATACCTTTCAGGAATTCAGTATCATACAAACGGAACAGCAACTTATACTGCAGATATTGATAATTTTTATAAATATGTATACGTAACTGATAATGTGACTTTTACTGAAAGCCCTGATGCTATAGCAAATTTTGACAGTATTGCAATATCTTCTATTAACACAGTAAATGGTGAAGATCACACTAAACAGATTAACTTATCACAAGTATCAAATCTTTTACCAGAAAATAACAGACTTTTAAATCAATCTCTCACAACAGGATTTTCACTGTCACACCCTATAAAAGCAAATGTTACAACAGCATCTACTAACGAAACAGTTACAGGAATATTGCTTGATAATGCTGCTGCAAATAGCACTGTTATATTAGATAATTTTAATGATGAACAATATAGACAAACAGTAGAAAATGCTTATACACAAACAAATTTAGCTGATGCTGGTGTAGGTGATCCATCAAATACATATTCATGGGACTCAACAGAAAGTCTAATAGGAGCAGATTTAGGACATAATACAGGATTAATTGCTTATAATTCAAGATTATATTCTCCTAAAAATAATGACTTGCCTAATTCGGGTAATTTTAGTACACTAAGCTCTTCTTACGCAAACCCAGACTACAGTGTTATTAACGATAACGACGTTAAGGTTTGGATAAGGAAGTTTAAAAATAATAGTGGAAATACAATAAAAGCTTTATTGTTTAACATGAGCAAAAATAATAGTGATATTGTTAATTCAAATACACCTAATAGTGATGAAATTAACGTACAATTTAAAGTTCCCTCAAAAGATGGTAATCCATCTGAGTCTGAATGGCTTACTGTAGCGAGTGATTTTAATTTATCGAATTATGAAGAAGGAACACTTATATCTTGTGGGGATCAAGTTTACAACGGAAATATTGACGGAAATACGGTTAATAATAAAATAGCAATTTTAAAAGATAATATACTAAACGATGAGTATGTTTTGGTAAAAATTACTGCAAGCGCAGATTGGGCTGGTTATGTTGACTCAATGAATGTAAGTTTTGTTGATGTAATAGGCAATGTAATAGATGCGCCAGAAATCGAACATATTGATTTAGAACAGACAGGAGTTTTAGGAAGACTTTCCTTTGGCACAACTAATAGCGTCAATAATTTTACTAATTATACATCAGACATAAATACACTTTTTGATTTATCTGGTAATAAATCTGGTATATTTGATAATACACAAACATTTACAGGCTTTATTAATGACTTGACAAATGCTAATGGAAATAATTACATGCAATATGCTTTTGGTGGCGGCGAATCACACAAAGGTACATTAAAACTGCATGTTAATGGTCAAGATATTCATGCAATTAATTTGGCTGCTAGACCTTATTTAACAGGAAATCAACTAAACAACAGCGGAAGTGGATTTACAAACTTAACTAGTCCTACACCTGCAAGAGACGCCAATAATCGACCAGACTTTGACAGCGTTTATAGAACATCAAAGTTTGTTATAACGCCTACAGATCAAAGATTAGGATATAATTTTGCAAAAGTTATTCATGTTACTGAAAATGGGGATGAAGAATCAAATACAATTGAGTGGATTAATGACAATAACACAGATGCACCAGATTTTACAAACAACGGCGTACTAACCTATTCAATAAATGAAGCGCTAATATCATCAACAGAAACAAACAGCCTATCTGGAATTTCATATTATAAAGAAGTAACAACCGTGCCTTATGAAATAAGTGTAAGAAATCTATATAAAAACATATATAGCTCATTAAATGACGCTGTTTTAGTGTCAGATGCAGACAATAATTCAAAAATTAAATCTATTTTACTGACAGGCACAAATAATAACGCAATCACAAATTCAGGATCACATACATTACCTGGAAATTCAAGATCTGGAAGTAAAGCTTTGCCTGCTATAACTGCTGCAAATGATGAGTCTGAGATATTAAAAGTGGAGTCAGTCTTTGAAGTTGATTATGTTAAGTCCATATTAGATTTAGACGCAGTTAACAATTATGCAAATATGAATGACATTACTATTAATACAACTGTTAAGCATCCATTGAATGCAGCTAATGGCGAAACAACAAGTGGCGCTGATGAAACTGCAACATCAAATAAGTTTTTACAATATACAGTCAGTACCGATAATCAGTCTTTAGTTGAAGAAGACTTTAGCAACGAAACAAGAAGAATTCTTTCGAACTGGGCAAACGCAAATGACAATCAAGCAGCAGCAAGTGGATCAAGTTGGGATTCTATAGTAGAACTTACTGATGGATTGATGATGTATGACGATAAACTTAGATATCCTGACGGTGACTTTAGAGATGCAAATGCAAACATACACGCACCAGTTGGCAATCCAAATTATACAGGATCTACTGGTACAAAAAACTTTTATAGAATATTTCAAAATACTACACAAAATGCTAAAACTGGATTTAGCTTGCAACTCCAAGGTAATGGCAGTGTTATAGTAGACCCAGACACAGCTTTTTCTGTAATAAACATTAAAATATCAGTTAAAATACCAGAAACTGGCGATGCACAATCAACTGGTTATCTAAATATTGCAAAAGCATTTGAAACAGGACAGTACAATGACGGTGATGGATCGTTAAGTGGAAATTTATCAAATTCTATTACAAGTGGACAGACAACAACAAATGCAATAACTTTTGGACAAAAGTTATTGCAACCTAGCGAATACTTTGTTTTGAAAATAGAAGCAAATGAAAGTTGGACAGGATATTTAAGTAATATAACAGTGGATTGGAGTTAATAAATGGCATTATCATCTTCTTCAAAAGAAAACATTTCTCTTAAAAAGCTAGTTGGCAAATCACATACTTCCAATTCGCTAGAAGCATTTAATGAAAATAAAACTACAAGTTTATCTTTAAGTACATTTTCAATATTTGCTGAAACAATATCTGCAGCACCTGATAGTACAGACTTGTATGATACTACAGATAACATTGTAGAATATGTTAGATTAGTTGCAACAGCTTTACCTGAGTCATTAGTAAATGGTAAATTTCACGCATTTAAGTTAAGTCTTCCTGCTGACTATGTTGCGAGTTCTTCAAATCCTAAAAAAGATACACTATCTTTTAAGGATAGCGAAGATTTACATTCATCAATAGGAAAATTACAATTAGTTCCACCGCAGTTTTCTGATTTATACGAAGCAAAAGTTTATTATGGTGGAGATGAAACAAAGTCAAACGGTACAAGAATTCCTTTGTTAGATGATAGATCATGGTATTTAGATTATTTTAATGGTATACTTTTTCAAGAAATACCTCCAGGTAATGCCAATGAAAACCCAAGCCATGTTGAAGCTTACATTTATATTGGTAATATGGCTTCAACTGAAATAGAAAACGGAAGTGTCGATTTAACAACATCATCAGTTGGAGATTTAAGCGACGTTAGTATTGCAGGAATACAAGACGGCCAAATTTTAAAATGGGATGCAGATGCTGCAGGTGGCGCAAAATTTATACCATCATCGTCATTTTCAGCGGATACGTCAACTTTATGGGCTGTAGATGACAATGGAAATCTTTTTCCTCACGGGATAATTGATGGAACATTAGACACAGGTATGTTTGCAATAGAATTAAGTGCTGGCAATATGGATTTTACCAGCAATAATACAACTTTAGATAATATAGTTACTGCAATACAAAACATGAATGCTTACACATTATCTGGGCGCGCCCAAGGCAATATAAGCGACACGTATTGGGAATTTGACGAAAATGGAAATGTCATGCCAAAGGAAGCAGTTTAGTTATATATTATATTAAATCAATTAAAACTTTTTAAGATTTGATAAATAATTATAAATGAAATAAAATTAAGTTAGGAATAAGATAATATGGCAACTCGAAATTTAGTACCAAGAGGCAATAATGAAGGTAGTTTAGGAATCGATGGTCAACGTTGGTCCGCACTTCATGTTGCCAGCATATCGACTGATACTCTAAAAGTAGCAAACATACAGCTTAAAGCAAACGACAATCTACCTTTATTTGTCAAAGGCCCAGGAATTGATGATATTTCAACCAATAATAGCGGACAATTTGTTATACAAATGGATAGCAGTTTCTTGGAAGATTTAGGGTTTAACACAACAACAGGTTTAAATGCTGGATTTACAAGAAATAACGGTGAAGCTTTAACAAATGACGATTCTATAGCGTCAGGTGATTCTTTAAAGGCAGCAATTCAAAAATTAAATGATGACGTAAGAGGAGTAGCAGTACCTACTACATTAACAGTTGGTAACTTTGCACCTGCAGCAATTTTAGTAGCTGGGGAAGCTTTTGTTGACGATGATAATCACTTAATGACAGCTGAAGCAATTAATGATAGAATTGAATCTTTTGGTTATACAACTAACACAGGTGACATAACAGGAGTTACTGCAGGTGCTGGTCTTTCTGGCGGTGGGCAAGACGGCGCTGTTTCAATTGCCATAGATAATACTGTAGTAACAACTTTAACTGACACTCAAATACTCACAAATAAAACTTTAACTACACCTATTTTAACTACTCCAAAAATAAATGACACGTCAGCCAACCACACATATAATTTTGTCGTTAGCGAGTTAGCTGCCAATAGAAATATAACATTACCTCTTTTAGCTAGTAATGATACCTTTGTTTTTGAAAGCCATACTCAAACTCTAGCAAATAAAACTTTGACATCTGCTGTACTAAATACAAATGTTTCAGGTACAGCAATTAAAGATGAAGACAATATGGCTTCAGATTCTGGCACACATTTAGCTACGCAGCAATCAATTAAAGCATATGTTGATAACCAAGTAGGCTTAGTTGACTTAGATCTTCAAGGTGATGACAACGTTGCTTTAGCAATAGATTTAGATAGCGAAGTTCTTACAGTTGCAGGCGGTACAGGTATTAGTACAACAGGTGCAGCTAATACTTTAACAGTTGGTCTTGATAATACCGGTATAGCTACCCAGCAAGGTGGATTATTTATTGAGCAAGATTTAGATGTAAACGGTGACCCTGTTCACAGAACAGATGGAAACGGTGATGATTTAACTGTTTCTTCAATAGGGTCAGGTACAACAATTCCTGTTTTGACACTTAATAAACAAGGTCAAGTAACAGCAACTTCAACTGCTTCAATTGTGACAACGCTTACAGTAGATGCAGATGGGCCTACGACTTCAGATGTGAGTTTAGCAACAGATGACTTGAAAATTGCAGGCGGTACTGATCTAACTTCAGCAGTCGCAAAAAATGTAACAGATGTAACTGTTACACTCGATTTAGATGAAACTGCTGTTATTGACGGTGATAATCAATTAGGAAATGCACAAGCAGCTTGGGCAGGAGGCGACGCATCATTTCAATATGGCGATGAAAATACCGTAGCACAATTTACTGTTGACAGAAAAGGTAGACTAACTCAAGCAAAAAATATTGACATTAGCATTCCATCTTCTCAGGTTAACGACGCAGCATCTGCAAATACTGCAAATAGAATTGTTATAAGGGATGGAAGCGGTGACTTTAGTGCTGATACAATTACAGCAACCCAATTTTCAGGACCTCTCTCTGGTAGTGTTACAGGAGACGTTCAGGGTAATGTTGCAGGAAACGCAACTTCTGCTGACACTGCAGACAAGTGGGATTCTGCTCGAACTATAACATTTGCTACAGGCGATGTAACTGGATCTTTTTCTACTGATGGTTCTGCTGATGTTGCTAATGTTGAACTTACAATTGCAGAAAATAGTGTCGCCTTAGGGACAGATACTACAGGAAATTACGTTCAGAGCGTAACAGCAGGCGCCGGTATTGCAACGATACCAGCTGCTTCAGAAAGCGCTGATGTAACTGTTGCTGTTGATGGAGTATTGCTACAGTTAGATGGTTTAGCTCCTCTAGCAGGTGGAGATGACAACGGTAAATTTATTGTTGCAACTGAAGCTAATACATTTGCGTATGAAAGTGGAGATACAGCAAGACTTAGTCTAGGGCTAGGCTCAACTGATAGTCCTTCTTTTGAAGGAAATACTTCAGGAAATATTCAAATTGGAATTACTGGTGACAATAAGATTGATACATCTGAAGGTAATCTTACAATAGACTCAGCTGGAGGAACAGTTACCGTAGACGATCACTTAATTGTTTCGGGTGATTTAACAGTAAACGGCGATCAGTTTCAAATTGATGGTACTACAATACAGTTAGATGACAACTTAATTGAATTAGGCTTGATTAACAAAGAAGCACCGACTGTGTCAGTAATAAAAGATTTAGGTTTATTATTGCATGATCATACTGCAGGTGAAGGAGCTGCAGCAACAATTCATAGTATATATTGGGACAATAGCGATTCAAAATTCAGATTAGAATCAGGTGTTTCAGAAGACAATCAAGGCGTCTTATCAGATGGCACAGCTGCAGGTTTGGTTGTAGGTGCTCTTGAAGCTTCAAGTTTATCTTTAACAACAGATCTTGCAGTTTCGCATGGTGGTACAGGAGCTTCATCACTTACAGATCATGGAGTGTTAGTGGGGTCTGGAACGGGTGCAATTACAGCACTTGCAGTAGGAACTAATGGTCAATTATTAATGGGAAGTACAGGTGTAGATCCTGTATTTGGTACTCTGTCAGCTGGTGATGGTTTAACATCCACTTCTGATGCTGGATCTTTAGGCTTAGCTGTAGACCTTAAAGCAAATGGTGGTTTAGTTATAGAATCTACAGAAATAGCTGTTGATTTAGGAGCAAGTACTATTACAGGAACATTAGCAGTAGCTGATGGTGGTACTGGTGCTACTTCGCTAGATGATATAGTTAATGCAGCAAATGGCGGAATTACAGTAACTGATGGCGAAGAAACGGTAATAGGCGGCAACGTTTCTTTATCTTTAAACTTAAATGATCTTACAGCTATAGCAACTAATGGTGAGCATGTCTTAGACGTGGCGAGCGACAGTATTGCGATTATCGACAAAGATAATGGTGATGGCGATGTCGTTAATGTTACAAGAAAAGAAACAATTGGCAATCTCATAAGTGCAGCAGCAGGAAATGGTCTTTCTGCTACAAATGGCGTTCTAGCACTAGACTTAAGCGAAATTGGTGATGGTGCCATTGCATCTGGTGATAAATTCTTAATGTTAGATTCAGATAATTCAACAGAGCAGCTTGAAACAATTGATGATATTGGGTCTTATATTTCTAGCGCAACAAACAGCGGTTTGACTTCTTCGAGCGGACAGCTATCATTAGACTTAAATGATGTTGCAGCAGCTGGTATTGCTGTTGGCGATGATAGCATTGTGTTTGTTGATAAAAATAGAACAGATAATACATGTGATTATAATAATTCTACAACGATTACGATGGATGATACTTCCATCCTTTCAGTAGGAATGACAGTTACAGGAACAGGTATACCTAACGGTGCTACTGTTGATAGTATTACAGACGGGACCACATTTGAATTATCGGCTGCTACAACTGACGGGCAAGTAACAAATGGTGAACTAACATTTGGGGTTAACGCTACAAGAAAAGAAACGATTGGAGATTTAATTACTGCAGTAGCAGGCGCTGGACTTGGCGCATCTTCAGGAGTTTTATCAGTAACAGTTGATGATTCTACAATAGAAATAGATATAGACACAGTTAGAGTTAAAGATGATGGAATTACATTAGCTAAACTAGCTCCTCTTTCTACTTTATCTATTAACGCAGGTGTAGATGGAAATCGTATAACTGCTGTTGTAATAGGTGCTCAAGCAAATGCAACAACGCCAGCTGAGATAACAATTTTAGATCAAGCCGGACTGGCTTCAGACTCTGCTACATCTTTAGCAACGCAGAAATCTATTAAGTCTTATGTTGATTCTCAAGTAGGTTTAGTTGATCTAGACTTTACAACTGATACTGTGGATGGAAATGGCGACAAAGTAGCAGGTAGCGTTGATTTAGATAGTCATACTCTAGCTTTTGCAGGTACAACAAATAAAATTAGTGTAACACACGCTAATCAAGCAATAACAGTAAACGTGGGATCTGATATTGTTCAGCTAAACGAAGCACAAACGCTAACGCATAAAACTATAAATGCATCTAGCAATAATACAATTACAAATCTTACTACATCTGCAATACATGCAGACACACTTGTTTTAGAAGCAGAAGGTATTGCTAGTAATGACAACGACACAACTTTACCCACATCGGCTGCAGTTAAAGATTACGTAGACGATCAGCTTGGTCGTTTTGGTGGTATATTTAGAACAGATAGCAGTGATAACGAACTTGGAGCCAATGTTCAACACAATAGAGACGTAATATTTGATTCTTCTCCTTTAGTTAGATCACACTTCGGACCTTTTGGCTTTGATTTAGGCCAGCTTGTAACAGAAGATGAATCAGATCTTACATTCTTTGGTTCGACTTCAACACAAGCTTCTGACAGACATTTTCTTGTAATAGGTTCAACTGTTGGCAATGATACAAAAGGTGATTGCAAGTTTACAGGAGCTTCTTTCGTAGCAGGCAACGAAGATCTACAAACACCTTAATACTCAAGATATGTAATTTACTTTCTGTTTAAACTTTTTAAATTATACATTAGTTATTAATTAAAAGAAGAAAAATGAAAAACAGAAACATATCTGAGTCTATGAAGAAATTTTGGGATAGCAAAGGTAAAGACTATCTTGAACAAACAAATAAAAAGCGAAGTGAATCTTTAAAAAATCAATGTATCTGGCTTAAAAAAGAAGGTGAAAAACCTTTTCCTTGCAATATCGAATTTGTTTTAAGTAAGATTTCAGAAGGATTTTTAATTGTAGACACAAAGAAAAACAGAGAAAAAGTGTATAGCTTTTTTGGTGAAGTTCCAAGTTTTTTTTGGGCAAAAAAAACAAATAACAATCTTAACTAATAATTAATATTAAATTAACCAAAATCAAATTACTTTTGTGGTTAGTTTACTTATAAGTATAAAAAACGAAAGGAAAAGACAATATGTCAGCACTTAAGCCTGATACAATAAATAAACACGATTTAGGCACAACAAATCTACCTTGGAGAAATCTTTACGTTGATAAAATAATTGCAGGATCTAGAGCAGGTGGAACCTCGTTAGAAATTGGTTCAACAGCGCTTTGGGACGGCGGAGTTGGTACAGCTTCTAATCTTACAGTATACGGTAACTTAACAGTTGAAGGTACTACAACTACAATTGAGTCAACAACTCTAGTTGTAGAAGATCCATTAATTAAGTTAGCAAAGGATAACGATTCAGCTGATGCTATAGATATTGGTTTTTATGGATTATATGATAATTCTGGAACAGATGAGTATGCAGGTATATACAGAGATGCATCTGATAACAAATTTAAGCTATTTGTAGACTTGCAGGCTGAGCCTACAACAACAGTAAATGTAGGTGGAGCTGGCTATACTCCTGCGACTCTTGTTGTAGGAAATCTAGAGGTTGGTACTGCTGTACTTCCTGATGCAGATAATGACGCTACATTAGGTGCAGATCATAATCATTCGAGTGGTGCAGGCTTAGGATGGTCAGACTTATTTTTGACAGAAACAGCTACAATTTCTTTCTTAAATACCGCTGCTGATGCTATTGACTTATCTTTAACACATACTGGAGGCGCTTTAACTATTTCTGCCGCTGATAAAATACAGTTTAGAGATACGGGCGCTTTTATAAACTCTTCTGAAGCTGGTCAACTTGATTTAAGTGCTAATGGTGACATGACCGACGCAATTTTACTTACAGCAACAGTTGGTGGAGTTACAATAGACGCAAAGACCGACATTACTTTAGACGCAGAAGGTGATGACATTAAATTCTTGGCAACAGGTGGAACTGGTGGAGGTGATACAACAGGATTAACATGGTCACAAAGTGCTGCCGGAACATGGACTCATAAAGTAACTACTGCAGATGCTGATCTTATTTTCAACATTAATGACTCAGACGGAGGTGGTGATCAAGAATTATTTAGATTAGATGGCTCAGCTAGTTCTCTTGTTATGAGCACAGATCACAAGATTGAGTTTAGAGATAATGGTATTTTTGCTCATTCCGGTGCTGACGGTGAATTTACACTTTCTTCAGACGGAAATTCAGCTGATGCGATCAATATCGTTACATCAAATGCAGCGGGTGGTATTGATATTGATGCAGGAACTGGTGGTATTTCTATTGATTCAACAGGCGCTTTCTCTATCGATGGCGCTGCTGCTTCAAACATTACAGTTACATCAGATACTGATGCTGAAGATTTAACAATCTCGTTAGCACACGAAATTATTACAGCCGGAAACTTTGTAAATGGTGATGTATATGAAGTATTAACTGCTGGCAATACAGACTTTACTAATGCCGGTGCTGCAGATAGCAATGTTGGCACAGTTTTTACAGCTAATGCAGCAGGAGCAGGAACAGGAACTGCAGCAAGACTTACTGGACTTAATTCTTCACTAGTTTTATCTTCAGATGGTACAGGTGCAGATGCATTACAATTAAACACATCTAGAGGTGGTATTGATATTTTAAATGGTGGTGCAGCTGGCGGTGAGGACATTGATATTACTTCTACAAATGCTTCGATTAATTTAGAAGCAGGTGAAGCAGTAGGAGCTGCAATTCAACTAAATGCTTCAAATGCTGCGGGTGGTGTTCAAATCCTTGGTGGTACTGGTGGTTTTGATTTAGACGTAACTGCTGCAGGTGATGGCGCAGGTGACGGTGCGATTACAATGAATGCAGCAGCAGCATCAACAATTGATGTAGCAGCGGCAAATTTAACATTAAGTACTACAACTAGTGGTAACGTATCAATAAGTTCAGCTGCAATTGTTGACATTGATGGTGCGAATGTTAAAATTGATGCATTAGATGCAGGTACAATTGACATCGGTGCGAGTGCAGATGGTACATCAGATACTTCTAATATTAATATTGGTACTTCAGCAACTGCAAGAACAATTACTGTTGGTAATGATGCGTCAACAAAAGTTGATGTTAATGCTCTAGCGATTGAACTAGATTCTGCAGGCACTGTAGTTGTGGATGCTGCTTCTACGGCAGTAAAAGCTTTAGACATACACTCAGCGGGTGGTATTGAAATTACAGCTGCCGGTGCAGCTGGATCAGATATAGACATATCAAATACAGCAGGTTCAGTTAACATCTCGGCTGATGAAGTTGCTACTGATGCAATTACTATCGATGCATCAGGTAATAGTGGTATTGATATTACAGCAGGTAATGCAGCTAACGATGCAAATGCTAACTTAGATATTGTAGCAATGAATAACTTGACAATTGATGCACAAGGTACAGATGATGGTGACGGTGTTGCTATTACATTGGGTACAGATACAACTAATGCACAATTTAAAATTCTCAACAACTCAAATAGTGAAAAGTTTAAGGTTGATGGATCAGGTGCTATTTTAGCTAGTGGTACATTAACCGTTGGTGCTAATGATACGGGACATGATGTACAATTTTATGGTGCAACTGCAGGAAAACATTTATTATGGGATGAGTCTGCAGATGAATTAGCACTTATTGGAAATGGAACAAAGCTCTCTTTCTTTGATGCAGAAGGTGGAGAAAACATTTCTGCTGATAATGCTGGAGCTTTAAGTATTGCTGCAGGTACTCAACTTTCTTTAACTTCACCAACACTAGCAGTAACATCAACTACTGCTGTTACAATAGTAACTCCTTCGCTACAGGTATCGAGTGCAACAACAACCAAGCCGACTTTTGAAATTATAAATACAACTGATGACGATAAGGGTTGTGAGTTAAAACTTAAGTCAACTCAAAATGATACTGCAGGCGTTAATAATGACGTTGCTGGTAAGATTACTTTCTTTTCTAATGACAACGCTGCTCCAGATCCAAATAATCAATCTTACGGACAGATTCAGGTCCTTGCAGCTGACGTTACATCTGGTAGCGAATCAGGCAAGATGACTCTTGGTGTTGCAACAACTGGTTCAGGTGCTGTTGCTGACGTTTTAACAAT